TAGTCTGCGCAGTATCTACAGTACCATCTAGGATAGTACCAAGTGTTGTTCCGTTTGTTTTTCTTATTATATACGCCATTTTATTATCCTAGTTATGCAGTGGTACTTAAATTAGTCAGTGTTTGTATGCGCACTGTGTAATCAATTTGAATCAATCTGTTTAGTGATTTTTGTACTGGGCTAAAAATCACGTGTGTTAGTAATTTACCAAGTCCTTCGCCCGAAGAACTAAATCCTTTTAAGCCTAGTTCATCAAATACAAATTGATCGTTTAAATCTTGGCTGTTATCAAATACCGCTTGTCCGTTTGGTTCACCGTAATCTAATAGACAGCTAACAATGATGTCTGAATAAATTTGCCCCGGTACGTGAGTAATCACCATTTTATTGCGTAATGGGTCACCGTTGGCAGCGTTGGTATCATCAACAATCTTAAAATATTGTGGACTGTATAAGTCAGCATTTTGTACGTTGGTGTTTGTGGGCAAGTATGTAATAACACCAGTGGGGTCAACTGTAGTACCACCGTTACCGAAATGCATTTCAGTAATAAATTGTGTACCTTTATTACTTAAACTTTGTGCAATTGCTTCACTCATGTTTTCATAATGAATAGCGTTGCGTTTGTTTACAAAGACTTCGTTAGTCTCAGGATCAAATATCTTAATATGACCTTGAAGGTGTATACCACCACGCTCATCAGGTTGTTTAGCTGGTGCAGCAGTTGGTTGTGAGTTCATTGTTGAATCTTGCATTTTTTTATCCATATACTTATTTATTTCATTATCATTCATAGGTCTTTCTACCATGCGTCACGTGCAGCTCTAATCCATTGATCGGTTTCAACACAGATATAAATGTAACTAGCATCGTATACAATGTCACCTTTAATACCAGTATCAGTGGCACTAGCTGGAGTTACATTGGCTAATGTTGCTGTATATGCTGTTTGCTGATTTGTACTATCAGGAAAACTAATTACTCCCACATTAGCAACTGTAGTAAATAACCAACTGTAACTTACATTACCGTCAATTTGGTCACCTATTATAATAGCGGCATTGTATTCATTAACAGTAACTTGGTTGAATACTCCGTTAATCGCTGTAATATTTGAACTAATGGCTGCAATGGACACACCACCATTGATTCCAGACGACAGACTTACCGATGGCATTCCTGGGGTATCTTCGTTTGTTTCTAATACACTGCCGTTTGGTAAATTAATATCGCCATCTTTAGTGAACTGCCAAGTGTGTGTCACCGCTGTGTTTGCATTATATATTAAAACATTAGCTTGGGTTTGAGTAACTGCTACATAATTATTACTAGCAGTTATTGCCGCTCCGCCAATATTCGATCCGTTTAATACTGAATAATCTGTTCCTTCAAATAATACACTAGTTAGTGTGCCATTTAATGGTAAGTTTATAGTTGATACTGAAATAGTATTAGTATATAAACTAGTCCATTGATACGACATGTTACCCAACGAATACAAACCATCTACAGATGGTATAATATTTCCAAATCCTATCGATCCGTTAGTAATGTTTTCAATTGATGTTAATTGAGTTGCATTATTAGCATCGACATAGCCCTTCATATTGGTGTTGGCTGTTGTAATTGTATTAGTTAACGTAACCGAAAGATTGGCATCATTTCCTAATGCCGCTGCTATTTCATTTAATGTGTCAAGTGCCGACGGTGCGCCACCTATCAATGAGGTAAGTTGTCCATCAACGTAGCCCTTCATGTTGGTGTTGGCTGTTACAATAGCGGCATTAGCACCAGTTACTGAATTACTAACGACTGTGATTTCATTTGATTGAATTGTATTAGCCGCATCAACATAGCCTTTCATATTGGTGTTGGCTGTTACAATAGCGGCATTAGCACCAGTTACTGAATTGCTAATTATAGTATCTTGTGCATCAACATAACCTTTAAGTGCTGTATTAGCTGTTACAATAGCAGCATTGGCACCAGTTACTGAATTGCTAATTATAGTATCTTGTGCATCAACATAACCTTTAAGTGCTGTATTAGCTGTTACAATAGCAGCATTGGCAGCTATAACCGAATTACTGATTATAGTATCTTGTGCATCAACATAACCTTTAAGTGCTGTATTAGCTGTTACAATAGCAGCATTGGCAGCTGTTATCTGACTTAATTGTGTTTCGGCATTGGCCTGCCAGGCAGCACTAACGTCAGCAATTGCGCCACTTTGTACTGCAGCATTAGCTGTAGTTGACGCAGTTAAATTTGCTAAATCTGTAACTACAGTTCCGAGGATGTATGTTTGTAATTGTGCAACATTACTTTGTACTGTTGTCAATGTTCCGGCAATATTACCAACTACAGGAATTATTACATTCCCCTGCACCGTGGTTAAATTTCCTAATTGGCTAATCTTAATCGTCGACATTCTTAATCCTCAATAATTGTTTTACTATCTTCAGTAGTTAGTGTATTTACCGCATCTTCTGTTGTAATCATATCTTTAATCGCTGTAATTACGATATTTGTTGCTGTACTGCCTTTTAAGAATGTCACTGGTACAGTTGTTGAACCGTCAAATCCAGTACCATCAGTTGCTACTCCACTGCCCAAATTATACCATACATTTGTTGTGTGTAATTCTATATTTGCTGCAATAGTTACGTTACCGTTATTATCAACAAACGGAATTCCGTTATCGTTTCTACCAACCGGAACAATACTTAACGGGTAAACATTTCCGGTGTTAGTACCATTTATTATTATTTCCGAATTAAGTGTGATATTACCAGTTATAGTAGTTGGATAAACTGCAACATTGGATCCATTTATTGCAATATTACCACTAGCTCTGCCTGTATTCAATGTTGTAATGCCGTAGTAACTTACTTCAACGTTGCTAACATTGGCACCAGTAGTCAATACTGTTACATTAGCACCTGTTGATGATTGTGTTATGTAATCACCACTAGATACTGTAACATTTCCGCTTAGTTTTAAATAATTATCTTGGAACGTTAAGCTGTTTGAATTATTCCGCACAACCAATAATACTCTGGCTACTGAATCAATACCAGCTACCGTTAGTGATGCACCAGATGCAGTTTGTGTTATTACATCACCCACGTTAGCAGTTATACTTTCAGTTAGTGAAAGATAGTATGAACGAGTCGATGTCACAGTATACGGTGTAGTTGTACTAAGAACTACATTAGACACTGTTCCTGGAACAATTTGGTCAACACTACCATCAGTTACAACTGCACCGGCGTATTGAATTACTGGAGTAGCAGTACCTTGTGTACCACGACGTATTTGCCCAAGTGTATTAGTAATTAAATCACGAGTGTAGTAAGTTATACGTTCACCGTTAATAAACACTACTCCTGGAATAGATATTTGTGCTATACCAATTGCATCCATAAATGGTTCAGCCAGTTTGCTAGCATCCGCTACGACAATTTCAGTATCAGTTAAGCCCAACGGAGCCGCAAGTGTCGTTGCGTGTGCATCAGCAATACGCAAGTAACTTTCTTCACGCATCATGTTACTAAACATTCTGTAGGCAATTACATCAACGTTGCTGTTAATTTTAGTATAGACCTGCATGTCTAGTGTGTCAAATACAATACCAGGAACCATTTCTTCTGGAGCATGGCTCGAGTATGTGTCTACATAAGCACCACCGACAACATCGATATCTTCTGCACGTGTGCCAAGAGCTAAGTCAGTATAGTTACTCTGTATAATTGTATCAACGGTTGCATCATCTAATAATGGTAAGCCATCTGCATCATATTGTATTTGGTCAAACAAGCCGGTATCAAATGGTGTTGCTCCACTGAACCCAGGTGCTTGATCAAATCCAAGTCCTTGTACTCGTACACCTGGATAATCAATTCCACGTAGTAGTTGATTCAAATCACGTGCTGGCATTGAAGCACCAGGCTCATAATATCCCACAATACGATCGTTAGCAGTAGTAAAATTAGCCGAGTTATATTCAGTATAATCATCCGTATGTACAAAAGTAGAGCCTGATGTTATATTTGCTGTTACTATAAATGCATGACGAACAGCACCTGCCAGTGAGCCCACATGAGTCACGATATCGCCAACGGTATAAGCAGTATTTGCTGTCCATTCCTGCACGCTACTTGTATAGCTAATTCTATCAAATTTTAGTGTTGTATCAAATGTTCTGACTTGATTATTTTTAAGCACAGCATACGCAGTTGCTGGTGTTGTATTTGTACCATTGATTAACACAGTTGGAGTTAAGAAATATCCAGTGCCACGAGTTAAGATTTCAATACTGGTTACGGTACCTAAATCAAAATCAATAATTGCACGTGCTGTTGCTCCCGTAGCTGCGAGGCCGCCGCCAACAATAGTAACGATTGGTTCAGCAGTGTATCCACTACCGCCATATTCCACAATGATATTCTCGACACGGTGATTTCTATTCGCATACCATTGATTATACGTATCAGTTTGCCACAATGCTTCATCTTTAATTACATTTTCGCCACTTGGACTACGGAATACTTTTGTTTCAGTATCGTAATAAGCCGGTAAATCAAAGTCAGTTACACTACCTGCAAATTCATCATTACTGTCATAATTAATAGAATATTCACGTATTTTAGTTGAATATGGTTTAACTTCTGTAATGTAATTTTCGTAATACGTTTGATTATCTTTAATATAATTAGGATATTGCAATAGTGAACGTAACTTATGTGATACACTAATAAAGCTGGTTTTAAATATCCAATCAACATATTTTTGCTCATTGAATAGATAGTTAATCATTACAAAGAATAATTTGTTAAATTCTGTATCTAATTCGCCAACAAAAATATCATCTTTAAGTGCGTTAATTATATAACGAACTTCAGTGGTCGGAGTTGTATTATTAATAAAATTCCCAGACGATGTTTTTAATTGTATAGTGCCGTCTTGTATTCCTACAACGTCAAATTGGTTATTGCTGTTAAGAACTAGTAGGTTCCACCCACGACTATTGCCAGTACTTACTCTGACCAGTACTTCTTCACCGACAGCCACTGGTAATTTTAAGGCATCTGTTAATGTTTCAACTACATACTCGAGTTGAGTGTCTGTGCCATAACCAGGAGCATACCAATCAACATACTCCCAATACAAGTCAGTTTTATAACTTTGAATTCGAATTATTTCCCAAATTTTAGTAGTAGACAACTCGTATAGCACCCACAGGTTATCTCGGGTAGTATCTTGATTTACTAGAACTTTATACCCAACAGCCAATACACTCACATCGAGATATTGTAACTCTATTTCTGTTGCTATTTTTAAATTGTATTCACCTAATTTAATATTAGGTTGTGCTTCGGCTGAACTAATAGTAGTCAAATCACAATTTCTTGCTATCGGTTTAGTTATCAATATACTATTCGCATAGTCCACTAAGTTAGCATAGGCTGCAAATCTATCAGCAAATATAGCCTGACGTGGTCTAGTGCCCAGGCCAAATTTATCAGCCTGGCTGAGTGCAGGATCAGGAACTTCTGCACCTAATATATCAATACCAGCTAGACTATCAATTAGCTTATTAATAATTTTAGGAGATATAATACTATTTGCATTACCTTTTTCTACTAGTTCATACTCACTGTGAATAATATTAGTGTTCTTAACTGTGTTATAGTCAAGGTGCAAAATAGTATTTTTCGCAGAAAGATAACTACCCACGTTGTATACAACAAATGCATTGTTTTGTATAATTGCTGCATAAGGTGTACCTTGATTTTTAGGATTTTCAATTATATCTTTTATTGCGGCAATTGGTAAACGTCTAGTTTCGTTGTTTAGATCAACTGTAGTTTTATCTTTAACCCAGTAAAAATATTTGATACTGATAATATTAGTAACTTGGTCAACATACACAAGTTCAACATAGGCACTATCGTCGGCATATTTTGGAATGCCTTCACCACCGTTGGCAACATACGCACTTGGTAAGTAATCACTTTCTACCCACTCTAATAATTCGACAGTTGAGCCAGGGAATAATCGACCCCAGTTAATACTACGATATGTTAATGTATCTTGCTCATAGTCAATATAACTAAGTTGACTTAGGTTCCACCATACTTGTCCAACTTGCTCGCCATTCCAGAATATAGTATCATTTAAACTAACTGCACTATTTGTGCCGCGATTATACACAGCTGGATCGTAGCCGGTTTTGTATGATATTTCTTGATCTGCACGGCCAAGTATTTTACCTTTTGCAGGATCAATAAATTCTAATGTTGTTAGAATAGTGTTTGACAGATTGCTGTATAGATACATTCTATTAACTGATTCTATATCCACTGTCGGTTGCTGATATCTAATTAAACTCCAACCACGTTTGTTTATTGTATTATTAAATAGATATATACTACCTGTGTTTTCAACAACATTATTAATATAAGTTGATGTAGCAACACCATTAATCCAAATTGGATATACAACTTCAACTCCGTCAACTATTACTGTACCCGTCACAAAATGATCTGTCCCAGCCGGTGATACTGTAATATTTGTACTAGCAGTGGCATCAGCACTAACAATATATCTAATATTATCTGACGCTTTTTGGGTAATTATATCCCCAGCACGTACAGTTACCGCTGTAGATAATGTAAGATTGGTTATAGTGTCATCGCTTGGTGCACTTACTATAATGTGTCCGCCAATTATGTCAATTGCTGCGCCAAAGCCGTCGCCTGTGTTTAAATCAGTTGGATTAAGTTGTTGACAGAATGCATAACGTCCAGGATGTTCAACCATATCACGAGGGTCATCGTACAATTCATATGTATACACACTACCGCTGGCTTTAACACTATCAACAAACGGCGTAGAATCATCATCAATTACTGTGGTATCGCTGTCAAAGGTAGTAAACGTATTGGTTGTTCCTCCATCACTGCTGATAACCAACATGTATGCGTTACGAGCTAATATAACTTTAGTACCAAAATATTCATTGTTACTACTGTATGGATTAACAATAATCTGCATGAACGCAAATATAGCCAAGCCTGCGTCAGCATACACTGCACCACTACCTGATAGAACACGTAAACGATTTTTAGCTACAGTTTTATCACTGTCTAATCTTAAGTATCCATTTTCATTGACTGCCGTAATACCCAATAGTTTAGCATCATTGATATCTTTTATTAAACTATCAAGACTTGACATAGGCAATCCGGTAATAGGATCATTATGCAATGGTTGTACAGTAATTTGGAAGTTATCCAACCGAATTGTATCGCCCGGAGTAAATGTTGGATTTTTCGTAAATCCTCTGTTGATACCGTATAGCGTACCTTTGTTATGGAATTTCCACACAGCACCAGTATTATAAACTGTATCTGCATTATAGAATGGAGCACCGATATAGAATGCACAATTATTTGAACAAATAGTCAGCGATGTTCCGAATCGTGCACCTTGTTGGATAGCACTTAAACTTCCACCTAAGCTGTCAACCCCAATTAATTTTTCTAATAGAGTAAATTGATTAGTTTCAATTTTTACATTTTTACCTACCCCAAGCGGTACAAATAGTGTTATTTCGTTTGCGCCAGTCTTAGTATAATTAAATGTTTCGATATCATCAACTGTTACTGCATGCACAGGTGCAATATTCCCTTCTGTAGTATACACTGTGCCATTTGTACTATTGAATGCCTCAATTACCCGATCGTAAACATAAACAGCACCAGCACTTACATTTTCAACATAAGATATACGCGGTAATACATTACCATCTACAGTAATCGATGCAGTATTAGTTCCTACAGGAATTGATCGGTCAACTGTTGTTATTCCATCACTAAACACTGCTACGTTAACAGTATCTGCAGGTGCGCCTACACCAAGTTGTGCACCATTTAAACTTGCATCAATACAAAAACCAAATTCACTGCCTGCCGGTCCAACAAGTGGATAAAGTGGATCAGTTGGATCACCGATTAACGCATAGTACGGACCTTGTGAAATTGTCAGCGTATCGTTAACGTTTCCGGATATAAATGTTATCGTTGTTCCGGATAAGGTGTAATCAATATTTGGAATGTATGTACGTGTCGCACTAGTAACTACTAATGAATTAGCATCATCAGTTACTTCGGGTGTGAATGGTACTGTTATAGATGATACTGAACCAGATGTAGTAACTGTTCCATTTGCTTCAGTTACAAATCGTTTTAAACCGTAGACATAAACTTTAGGAGTCGATTCATAAGGTGCACCGACATATAACCAGTGACCCAATTCATCAAACGCAAAGCCATAGCCGAACTGTCCGTTAACGGCGCTGACATTGCCTGCAATAACCTGTCCTCGATTCCATACAGTTTCGCCTTCAAGTTTATTATAGGTATAGATTAAACCAACATTAGCAGCACCAGCTAAACCAGAACTTGTCGGTGCATTAACTGCTAGACGTACCTGTGTACCATCAACGGCTGTATCGATATGTGAACCATAGGTAAATGTGTTTACACCGTCGGGTATTATTGTAGTTGATGTACTATATATGTTTGCAGTATTTTTATCAAATACATTAACTGCACCCGTATTAGTCGAAACAGATAAGTTTGCATATAACGTAGTACCAACAAAAATAGTTTGCTCGGCATTATCAATCATTTTTAATGCTCGACCGTAGCCAATGTTTGCAGAATATTCATTATTAGTTGTCAATGAAGATACTGTAGTGTTTGCTGGGAATATATTATTAGTACTAACTATCTGACTTGCGCTTACAGAAAAAGCATTTGCACTAGTAAGGAAATTTGATATAATACCCACAGCATTACCTGTAATAGTTGTGATATTAGTTACAACGTTGCCGCCAATAGTTAATGTACTTGTGGCATTGGCCAATGCTACATTACTAAATGTAATGTACATGTCATTGGTTTTTACCAAGCGTTGATCTATTTCCCATGGATGTGTTTTTTCGTAGACTTTCCATGTGCCACTAGGTTGCGTACCATATGGTTGACCCTGCACTGCATTAGTTTCGGCATCATCGTCGATCCAAATCTTTTCACCAACTTTCCATTGATGTTTAGGAGAATATAATCGTGCATCTTCCATGTATTGAAATCGTATGCTATCTAAAATAAACAACATACCGTCGCCATCAAGTGTGGTTAATTGTGTTGTATCACCAGAATATTTGACTAATATATTATTGAGGTCAACTATTTCTTCAACTTGGTAGAATCCATCAAATTCTGTAGTAAAACTACGAATTAGGAATATATCGCCAGCGGCCAATCCGTGTGGATCATCGGTGGTAAATGTCACATATCCATCGAGTGAGTTTGACACCAACAATACATGATTGTTAGTTTCTGATACTCGATAAACATTCCAGTTTTGCGAAAAGTCTTTTGCACACCATATAGTATATCCAGTACCTATTGCACTTAAAGAATTGTTTAAATCTATAAAATTAGCCAAATCAAATATAGTAGTATCAACATCGTCGATGTTTACATATCCGGCGGTGGCAATATCATTATTATAATCACTAGCTGCATCTCTGTTTAATGCAATAGTACCTGCATATTGTTCAGTTGATTTATATAGTTGTGATTTATTAAATGTAGTTACACCGTCACTGCCATCAGCAGTCACAAAAGTAGCAATTGCAGGATTAACCGAAAATGCTTTTTCGTCGAGTGCAATTTCAACATACGGGTTAGTATCTAACGCACCGTATTCACCCACACGTATTGCCCATTCTTCGTAGAAATTTATAGCACTACTTAAATTGTTAAATTCTGCATTTGATAATTGATTAATTGCATTTGCAGAACCTTTTTGTTTAATGAATCCTTTATACAATTCAATTTGTGTAGTGTCACTTAGGCCCAGATCTGCTAGATATTGACGTGGTTTAAATCCGATTAAGCCGTGACTATATTTGATTTGGTCTGCATCTTTAAAGTTTGTATATGAATCATAATATACCTGCGACTTAGCAGCTATAGTGGCAAAGTTTGGTAACAACCCCTTTTTAATTTCAGTTGTAGAAATTTGTTTCCAGTAAGCAAATACAAATTCAGTTGTTGCTGCAACATTTTGTAGGGCAACATAATATTGATTTTTATATTGTACCAGATCACCTTTTAAATAATCCTTGCCGCCTTGCCAGGCATCTACATCACCAGAATTATAAATAAAGCCCGGAGCACTTAAACTGCCATCCCAATCTGCTGTTTTTTGTCCAATTAATTTTAATCTAAATTGTCTATTACCTAGTTCTGGTTTGTAAATAATATCGTTGAACACTGTTGTATTATCAAATATCAATACATGTTCATATTGCACCAAATTTAATTCAATGTAGCCTATAACTGCATCGTTAGTTAATGTCAGTTTAAAAGCAGTTGGACTACGCAATACGTTATAGTTTGTAGTCTTAACCAGGGCAAAATTTTGATCTAATACTTTAGAACCGTATTGACTATCTGTAATAGCATCCGTAATTGCGCCAACGGTAACTGCATTTATTACATTAGCCACCGGACTTAGTACCAAGATACTACCAGGTGCCCACCCTTGTTGCGCCCAGAATAAGAATTCCTTAGTTGATAGTTTCCAATTACGAGTTTCACCAAGTTGTTCATCGGTATCATTGAACGTAAAGCCTTGTGCCATTAAATGTCTTTCGTAACTAATTAAAAAATCAGCTACTTGTTGTTGAGTATTAAATTCGTAGCCGTATGGCACTGTTAGTTTTAAGTTTTGATAATCTTTAAACACAGTCACTGAATTGTTTAATACAGTAATTTTATATGCGTTTGTGTTTATAACACTTGGAATAATAGTAAAGTATGGATTGGATAAATTATATCCACGTACACTATACCCGTTTGTAGTTTTTTCAACAATTACACCGCTGTAGACTATCCTATCAACCGGAGTTGATTTATACAAATGTACATTATAATTTTCATTTGGGATAATAATACTATCATTTGTACTAGTCGGTGAACTTTGCTCTGCCAACACCTGCAGATATTTTTGATCACTGAATCCAGCCATTTTATATGCAAGATTAACTTCGTAATTTTTCAATAAAGGAGTAATAACACTGGCCGGATTAATTCCTTGTTTTACTAAGAAATCCGCAATCCAGTTTATGTAACCTGCTGTCCTAACCGCTGTGCCAGATGACGTATCACCATTAAATGTCATTGATGTTTGTTTAATATGATCATTTGTGTCAGTTATGTACTGGTCTAATACGTAATTTTTTGAATAACGTGATACATCCATTAATAGGCCAAAGTATCTAGCCGGTTTAGCCAACGCTAGAGCTTGTTGAGCGGCAAATGGGTAATCACTACTGTTGCGCCAGGCAGCTTCAACTGGACCTTGTTGCCCTACTGCCCACGATGTTGCGGCTCTAGTGGAGTTAAACGATGCTGTCATAATTGCCGCTGGACTTAATAGTAGTCCATTTACGTCAATTGGAATAACTGCCGATAAGCCAGGACGAGCAAAATTAGTATCTATACCAGCACGTTCGCCATATTTAATTAAACCTAGTTCTAGGTCGTCCCATAAGAGTTTGTTACCACCAGTGTAAGGTGCAGGACCGTATTCTTCTACCCACCATGATGGCATTGTAGAGAAGCCCAACATCTCCCACGGAGTTTGATGTGGACGTATTGTATCGTAGAAGTATTGATAACAGGCTCTCCAGCTGCCAGGTAATATTTCACCGCTAATTCTATCAACGAATCGACCATAGTTCCAAGTAAATGGATCATTGCTTTCAAATGTGTCGTTAATTGTAAAATCAATTTTATTATTGCCAATCCAATTTAAGAAATTCTTAGATAATAATTGATTAGCATCAGCCAATGAATAATCACCTGTTCTAAATTTTCCTGGCATAACTGCATATATGTCTCGATAACTGCTCGAATCTCTAAGAGTAATGTTGTTGTATATACGCTTTTCTAATTCTAATATAAAACTATCTCTATAATCTTCAAATGCTGGTGTCATACTGCCATCATGACCACGAATAACATTAATAGGTGTACGATACGTATCGTCTAAAAAGATTTCAGGAATAAATTTAGGATATAACCCTAATTTACTCGGAGTTTCTGGCACATACGATCCATTTGTATCTTGATATTCTACAATTTTAACATTATCGTCGACTTCTAAAGTAACAGTATCCTTAAATGTTATTGCTGGACGATCTGTATCAAATGTATAATCTCTATCTATGATTAACTGTACATCATTTAAATAAACCAATACCGCAGTATTACCTAAGGCAGTGGCGTCAAATACTGTAGTAATTTCATATGAACGTACCAATGGATCAAATATTGTATAACCTGCACCATTGACAATATTTTTTAATGTACCATACGGTATCATGTCACTGTAGAACCACGGGAATGTTTTATTTTTAATCTTGTTAATTTCTGTTAAGATTAAATCAACGCTGGCCACAGGATCAGTTGGCTGTATGCCCGACAATGTTGCACTCAATTCTAAAAATTTATTTTTAAATCTAGCATATTCTTGTTGTGCATAACGAACAGCGTCAATAAAGTTTGTGCTATCGTTTAATAAAAATAATGCTGCATTTGATATCGGTGCACTGTGTTGCAGTATGTTGCCGCCTTGTGATTTAATCTCAATGTCACGCAGATTACTTTCACTAAGTATATCACCCACTAACTCGCTGCTATTCTGACTTAGCTCCACTAGATGATTTCTAATTTGTCCCAATGTCAATGATTCTAAATCAATGTTTTGTGCATTTAAATCTAAGTTCTGCGGTACTTGATATTGTCCAAGTTTACTTACTTCGAGACTATAAATTAAGATATCAATCTTGTCGCCAATCGCTGGTGCAGTGGTCAACGTTAACTCATTATTTGTTAGTGTCCACTGTGTTATGTTCAAGAATGTATTATTTTTATAAACTTTAACATGAGGAACAGACGCTGATGCCACAGGAGTAATATCAATTTTAAACGGGCTATTAATACCATTATAGATGTATGTAATTAATTGATACTGTTTAAGTGGTTCAGCCACTGTATTCCAATTATTTTTTGGAACTACTGTATTTCTGTCGATGATTTGTTGTAGGAAACCAGTGGCGATTCGATCAGTGTATTCCACTCTATCACGCACATAGGTAAATGTATCCGTATCAAAGTAGTTAGAAAATTCAATGTCGCCTTGCGCACGGAATGTTCTGTATTTTAATGGAAAGTATAATACTGTATCTGCTACAGTGCTGGTGCTAGTACGATTATAACCAAATAATCGTGTACCTGCAAATGTACTTGATTCATATTCAGCAAGACGAGTGCCATTGGTGTCATACACATCAAACAATGGATCTTGTTGTAGGCTAGTCTTTGTCTGACTTTGTGTCCATGTATCTCCGTTGTACCACCACGCTGTTCCTTTATACAATCCTGTTTTTACTACCACAGTATCATAAATTTCGTTATTAGCATCATCTGCAGGATTTAAATTGATATATACCGGTCCCGTTAGTCGCCCAATCTCGTCCAGTTGAGTTTGTACTAAATTAATTGTATAGATATTATCACGCACCACTGGATCATTATCATTGACAAATATAATTCTCATACCGTCAACTAGTGTAACTCCTCCTACAATAGTTAATATTTTTCCATTCAACTCATTAAATGCATCTCGAGTAGTTGTATCTAGTATATCAATTGGTCGTTTACCAATTCTACCAAAATTAAATAATTGTAGATCTGCTTCAAATTGCACAATTGGACGTTGAGCACGATATGTTTGATCGTATGTAACAACTACATTATTATATTCGGCGGTTAATTTAATCACATCACGGTGAAACCAACGATTGCCACGAGACCAAGGATTCAAATCTTTACTACAACGATTAATTGTAATATATTCTGCATTAGACACATTACCTGGCAAGCCATCTGGATAATTTAATGCTAGTTCATCATTGTATAGCTCAGGTGTAACTAATAATTCTACATCAATTAGCTGTATTCCGGTTGGTGCCCCTACATTCTCAACATAATATTCTTTATTTTGATAAGACGCCGGAGTAACATCGGTACCAAAACTTACCTTTAATCCACTGGTGAATATTACTCCATTAGGGCTAGTATAGTTAGGTGTTCCTATAATATCATTTTCGACATCAATTTCCCAGCCAGTAATATCAACAAGTTTGATTGTACCGTAAATAGATGGATCACTGCCGTCTTGGAAGTATAGCGTATTTTGTATACTTGAGATTACAGGAACAACATGAAAAAATTCATCATAATCTTTAAAGAACTCTTTATTGGCATTCACAAGTCCAGATTTAATGTACACTTTTTCATTAAGCAATACATTTTGAACATGCACTAAGCGAATTAATGGATCGTTAATATTGCCTATATCAGTGAACTGCACTTTCCATACGCCGTAACGTTGGGCATTTGGAATAACTGTACCAGCATTGTATCCAGAAACAACCAACCCGGTGTCCGGATCAATGACTTCGGGCATGGTCCATGCTTCTTCACCACGACTTGTTAACAGATTTTGGTTTATGAAAATTGCAGTTTTACCATTAAGTTGCCCAGTAATTCCTGCGTATGCTGGAAATTCTGCAAGAAATTGACTAACAGTGCGATTTTGTATATCTGCATAGGCAAGAGGGACAGCATATTCCACATTAGCTACTACATTCATTAACACATATCGATCTTGTGCTGTTGACTGTGGAACATTAAATGTAATTGTACCTGTTTCTGCGCCGTTATTAGTAACGCCAAGTACATCTCGTGTGCTAACTGTCGGAGTTGCATTTACTAATCCATCAACGCCTAATTCAGTTTGTATCCAAAATCCGGAGCCAAGTTGATCGACTTCGAACGTATATTGCCCACCACGAGCCAAGGTAATTGTATTTTTTACTAAGCCACCTGTGGTAAAATCATAACGAGATATGTTTGCGTTACGAGTGACAGTAAATGTTTTTTCTAAGTCGACTCCGCCGGTATTAACATCAACCGGATCTGGTCCATCTTTAAGCCAGTAGTATTGACTGAAGTTAACAAACTTATCAAAAGAGATTTGCGGATCAAAACTATAGTATTCGCCATCAAATAGTCTGTCATGATTGGCTGTCAACCCACTGTAGTATTCAATTTTATTTAATATATCATTATAGCCAGCAAAGAATGTAATTTCTTTTTGATCATTGCGAACAACAATACTTGGCTCGAGTTGATACTTTTGTCTGTCAGCTGAACTTTCAATTACATAGCTGTCTTTACTTTTGTATGTAGGAGCAAATGTTCTTCCAATATAGCCATATATATTTCTCAAATTTGGTTCAGTTACTAACTGATCCATTGTGGCCGACAAGAACTTATTGTTAACGTCGGTTTGAAATATGGTAGGAAGAAAATTTGAAGTCTTTTTTGTCGCCATGTCGTTATAATCTCAAGTGTTATATAGTATTTAAGCCAGTACAGTTTGGTTGATTTGCGCCGCGGTAATTGCACTAATAATCTGTACATTGTCTACTGTAGCTGCACTAACAATAATTTCATTGTAGTTTGCATTGATTTGTAACAAGCTACCAAATGTACTAGATTCGCTTGACGGCACAATAGTTATACTCGAAATGTTAGGTGCAAGTACACTATGCAGATATGCACTTAGTTCACTAAAATAAAATGTTTCGCCAAAGTCCCAGTTTGCAACATCAAAATAGTTATTGATTGCATCAATAACTTTAGTTTTAACATCGTTGTCACTAACAATAATACTTGCATTTTTTACAACTTTAAATGTTGCTTGCAATGCGGTTGGCGCTTTGGCGCCAAATATTGGTTTGAATTTAGCAGGATTATAAATGATGGTATCTGTTAAATTTTTATAATTTTCTAATGTACTAAATTCTGTACTTAAGGCATCAACTGTTGGCGCAGTCGGTTCGCCGACGGTGCCAGTGCTATCCTGTATCCAGGCTGTATAATCTGTTGAATATTGTTTTGTTAATAGATACAAATCAATAATATTATTTGGGCTTGGATCAATACGACGATAGTTAGGACTATTGTGTCTGTATTGGAAATATAAATCTTGTCGTCCTACTTTAGCAGTATAATCAAATACTTCGTTTAATGTGTAGGCTGCGCCGGTAACAGTTAATTGATAGAATTTATTTTCTGGTGCAATGTAAAACAATTTGCCAGATGTGTACAACGTTGCATCAGCTTGTGCTGCAACCAAAGTTTCATAAGTTGATTCTACTAATGTATTGCTTACTAAAGTCTGTGTAACAAAATTATCATATCCGTAAGTTGATTGGAAAAATACATACTTGCTATTACTATTAACGTCAGGACTAACAATTAACTCAAATAATTCCGGATTATCCAAAATACCATTAGTGTCCAAATCAGAAAATGTAACTAGAATTTTACTAGGATTTTCATATCCGTCAACTTCGATAATATTTTTATAAATGTACCATGTATAATCTAAGGCCAATGGATTAACATCATCTGGATTACTATTAACTTTTAATATTTTAATATTATCGTGTACTGTAAATCCAGTTTTTGGATCGAATACTTTTACAGTATTATCAAAGTAGAAGTTAGTTTCTTTTACACTTTCAAATACGTAATTTAAACCACGATACAGTACAGTATATGTCTGACCAACTGTTTTAAAGCGTATTAGCCAGCTGGCATCTAACCCTGTACTGCTGGTATTACCTGCATAGCCTAAATTAAATTCCCCAGTATCTAAGTCACCAGGTAATATTAATTTCCATGATGTAGTATCGATATCATATCGTAGACCAAAATCTTCATATGCCTGTACATAACCAACAATAGAATCTACTAGTGCTGTTGAAAAGTCAGTGTCAAATACCGCATATACCGCAACAGCTATAGCACCGTTAGGAACTTGTTCACCTAATATAATTGGGCCGGAACCATTGGCTAAATTACCTGTGCCACCATTGGTTCCATCACCTATTACCTGCTGAACATTTGCATAGATATAAAATTTGTCACCAGACTTGCTTGGTATACCTGTTTGAATAGTATTGCGTGCATCAAAATAGTTGCCGGTGCCTGCACTAAATTTAATTATAGAGCTTTGTTTAATAAACTTGTTATTTGTAGACACTACATCGCCAACTTGAAGTATAGTATCATTTGAATCAATAAAATAACCCGTAGATCCATTGGCCACAGTAGTTGAATAATTCCAGTATGCGTTAGTGATAGTAATAGTTGGGTATTTACTGTAGAAAAATTGTAATGTTTCCTGTGCTGATGCCACCGGTTTTACTTTATTGTAAATTGCTTTGTAAATATCATTTCTTGTAGTATAATCAAAAGAGAATGTGCTGACAAATGGGTCACGATACAATACACCATCATCTGCAAAGATATTAGTGCTTGAGTATTTTCCAGTTGTGTCAATAACATCTAAGTAACGGCTAATACCAGAACTAGTACGATTAACTGCTTTTACTTTTAAAATATTGCTGAACAATGTGTAAGGTAAGATATTATAATCTTCACCTGTTACCATACGATCCTGTGTATAGTATTGTTGTGGTGCTTTTTGACGAATTTCATCAAGTGTTTCACGTGAACTAGCATTAGCTACTGTGTAGCGTAGGCTAGCACGAATAGTTATAGTTTCAACGCGGCCGGTTCGACTGATATAATTAACTGGTACAACTATACCCTGCATCTCATCCGGAGTAATTTTATAATCAGCACCATTACTTACACGATAATATAATCTATAATTGCCTTGTGGAATATTAGCAAAAGATCCATCGCCGAACACTAGATCAATTTGATCACTGGCTCTAGTGTTAACTTGAAATACGGATTTATTAGTACTTTTATTATAGATAACATTAGTATTGTTTACTGTTGCAACCTGTGTCCATAAGGCATTTGGTAATCCTTGTGCGTCTAAACTGTATAACCATATATCGGTATTATTAATATTATCTACATTAACACTGTAGACACGATTTGGTGTACTTTCTTGGAATGTGAAATCAAGTGATTTTAATTCGCCCTGTTTGAAGTAGGTAAAAAAGCCTGTATTATTACTAGTGTTGCCTAAATTGTCGTTACGGTAAAGTAGATTAAATGGTTGATTTTGACGAGGTGCGCTTTCATATATAAAAGTTTTACCGGCACTTGTTGGGCTGGTCATTTCAAATTTAGTCGTAGTACCTTCGATGTTAGTGGTAAAACTATATGTTGCAATAATACTTGGTACTAAATTTATTTGATATTCGTCGGTGGTTATACCATTAATCAATTGAGTGTTGCTAGGTTTACCTATAGATTGAGTTGATAACAACCCTGCATTAATCACTGCGGTGAACTGCTCATACCAATTATCATTTGCTGAATCAGACCAATTAATTACTAGGCCAGATAAATTTATACCGTTGCTATCGTACACAGTTTCAGTTGTACTTACACTGTCAACTTTTAAGAATCCGCTTGCAGAGATATTACGTTTAGGATTATATGAAATTAGTTTGGCCAATTTAAGAACACTATCACGACGTTGTGCAGTATCAATAAAGTTTTCACGTGCGTTTAAGTCGCCGCGGAATGCCAGGCTTTGACCTAAGAACGCAATCAAATCAATCAGTGCAATGAATTCACTTGATTCGATAAAGTCGTTAAAGTCTTCTGGGTAATATAAGCGTAAATAATCAATCATTGACTTACGAAGTGTTTCGTAGTCATAGCTTTGAAAGTCCGCATTACGGAAGGTTTGATAGACTCTTGTCCAGTCTTCTGCAACTAATAAACCTGATTGTCTTGTGGTAATAGCCATACTAATTCCCTGTTATAATGTATTTATTTAAGGAAAAAAGTACGTAGTTTATTAGTTTGCAGTAAGTGTTCTGTTTTGATTGTTGAATCTAAGATTCATTAGATTTGTTTGATTTGTCTGTAGATAGCGTAGTTCGAGTTCGATTTGAATACCTGTTTCATACTCAGTGACAATGACATTGTCAATAGAAACACGTGGATCATAGGCAGCAATTGCCTTGATGTCAGCTATAATAGCACTCTTAAGTTCGGGAGTAAATGGATCGTATAATACGTTCCATATAATAGTGCCAAAATTAGGATTCATCAGTTTCTCACCTTTGCGGATTTGAAAGTGATTGATTAAATCTTGTTTAATTAACTCAAAGTCAGTTAGACGAAACTTTTTATTTCTGCCTACTGTTGAGAAACCTTTATATAAAATAGCCATAATAATATTTATCCTAGGGTTATGTGGATTTAATTGGTTGATCTAGTGTGGCCATTTTTGGTCCTAGTACTGCAACGGCATATTTGCCTTTGGCAAAATAATTATCGCCGGTAGTACCAAACGCATCTGTTTTACCACTGCCGCCGCGCCATTGTTTAGCACCACCTGCGCCCAGTAAGTGACTTACTGCTAATAATCCCGCTACGTCTTCGAGAGGAGTATCTTTAGTCACAGTACCAATATTACATAATGTTTTGTAGTTGCGTTTGGTATAAGCACACATCTCAGCTTCTTGTATAGCTGGACTGTTTAGAAATTTTTCTAAGCTATCAATGCCGTCTTTGCCAATCCAGTTATTTGGGTTACGTAACTGTGCATTACTACCGCAGGACATTTTAACATGTTTGGCATCCTGTAGTGCAGGATATCCAAATTGATATTTACCTACAAACCCGATACTATTGATACATCGATATCCGCTCTCACCGTTTGCTTGTCCGCCTCGTCCGGGAGATCCGCTTTCGCTTTTACCTATAACTGCATAGTACGCTGTCATTTGTGCAGAAGTTAGGCCGCCAATTGAACAGTCAGTAGTAGGTTGATTTCGTAGATCAACTTCAGTGGCTGGATTTTTAACTCCTGTGCCAGTAGTGGTTTTAGTTGCATCAGTCTTACCTGTATATGTTTCAGCAGGTTGTTGTCCAATTGATTCTGCCGCTGCAAACGGCAATGGCGCACTTCGTCTATATGGTTCGTGCGTAGGAGCAACTGTGACTATCGAAGATAAACTACCGGTGCTGGTATATAAGCCAACTGTTGAATTAAGTACAACATCTGACAGATTATTGATTTGTATTTCTTTTGGCTTATTAACTGACTGTGCGCCGCCGCTGTTTTGTTTTATCAATTCACCGGTGTGAGCAATATCTCCGGCTGCCTTCATTGATATACTTGCGGCGTCGATGTTAACAGGTGAATCACTTTGTAATCCTATAGTACCGCTCGCTCCGACAGTAACTACTCCAGTAGACAACATGTTAAAACTACCACAGTCAATTTGAAATTTACTGCCCGATTTCATGTTTATTTTATTAGCGGCATTAAGGTTTATATTATTGTCTGAATGTAAATTAATAGACCCTTCACTTCTTACATTAAACCCATTATTTGTATAGATATTAATTGCACCGTCTTTAGTTAATTCAACCCAGCTTGTACCATCACTATGCGAGATATACAAAGTATTGTCAGTCGCAGTGTCATTCATCATTATCTGATGACCGCCAGCAGTACGCAATCTTACTAATTGATTTTCACCCGTTACAGCACCGTCATCCATGACAAACGTGTGGCCGCCTACACGAGTTGAAAAACGATAATCGTCTTCAGTTAAGGTTCCGGCTTTTACTTTGGCAAGATATGCTTCGCGATTGTTAGCCGGATCATCTGCATATGGTCTGCCGGGTGTGCTAATACCAAAAACGTTACTCGGGCTTTCACGTTGACTACTACTGGTAATTGTACCGCGGGCAGTATCCCTATCTAACCCTTGTGTTTTTAGTATAGAATATTGTTGTTCATGTATTGGTTTAGGATTATCAATAAAGTTTGGATTTTTTCGAAGATTGGGGTCAATTTCATTATATTCAACCACAGGAGCAGTGATTCCATTTTGATATGATTTTTTAGTATCAGCTGATGCACCCGATGTATCAATCTTATTACTGCTGGCCATACCCGGCATCATGTGTCTGCTGACATTTGAGTTAACACAGGCAATAAAATATCCGCGCAATGGATCGCCGGCAATGAATATCACAATTACTTCTACGCCAATATCAGGTGGCACCATCCACATGCCATAGGTATGTGGCACATTTACAAACTTATTATCACTATTAGGTCTGTCTGCATATTTTGATGCAATATCAGTTGTGCCCATAAACGGGCTAGCATAGCTGACTGTACGCCAATTTCTTGATTCGTCGGGGTCACCACCTAAATCCGGAATCCATACCTGTAGTCGACCTGCACGTGTTGGGTCGAGATTGTTTTTAACAATACCAATGTATGGGTGCGGGTCAACTCTGGTGGCAGCCGCATCTTCTTTACGTAGATGTTTAACTACTTTACTACCAACTCTATGATCTATTGCCATTTATTACTTTCCTTATTTTTGATTAAACCGCTCTTGAATATGCATCTAATGCATTAACGTATGCAGTTTGTGCGGCTTTATTGGCTGCGTCCAATGGCGCATATTTAGCTTGAGCAGTTGCTAACTGAGTTTCTGCTGCAGCCAAGGATTGTTGATTATTAGCAATTAATGGGTCAGCTTCAGCTTGTGTTAGTACTCCCCGTGCTACTCTGTCAGGGTATCTATCGAGGTTAGCACGTATGGTTTCAATTCTAGATTGAATTTGCATAACTGCATCTAACGCAGTATTTGCTGCAGATTGTGCTTGATCTCTTGCAGCTCTAGCTTGATCAGCTGTAGCCTTTAATGCTAATTTAGCATCACTCATTGGAGCTACACTCGGTGGAGGAACAGCAACCGGTTCTGTTTGTGTAGTAATTGCAGTTTCTGTTGCTGTTGCATCAACTTTAGCCAACTCTTTCTCTTCAGCAGTTTGTAGTGGAGCCACAGTGTCAGCAACTGGCGCACTACCGGGTGCTTTCTCGTCGCCTGTTGCTTTTACGGAAAAATCAGGACCAATATTAGCCTGAGCATCTACGTCAATTGATCTTGGTGCGGTTGCAACTATAGCTCTATTGCCTTTTTCTTCTTTGCCGGCTGTTGATGGTTCTAATGATGTTTGTCGTGGTAATCGAACTGCATCTAATACCTGCTCGAATTTCCCGCCCGAAAATGTACTTTCGACAGTTAAAACACGATACATTCCAGAAAATAAACTTACTGAGTGTTTAGAGTCGAACTTCATCATGCCAGTTGATTCGTCTATGTCGCTGGGACTTTTGACTGTGATCTGTATATAAAGTTCACCTTGATCCATACGTAGACTACCGTTGGCAATTAATCGAGGGTCTATCCCAGTGCCGTCAACTTGCTCTGTTATATTGGTCATCTCCGGTGCATAAAACACGTCATCTTGTTTAATATAGTGGGGGTCACCAATTATCTTTAGTTTTGTCTGCAACATATCGCCGCCGGCTGAGGTATACAGCGATGCTTCAATGTCTGCTAGAGCAATTGCTTCTACTGTCACTGCTCCACCAGTTGAATTTTGTTGCGAGTTATGAACAACTTGTTTCTCAACCATGGGCATTAATGCGTTGGCTTCCTGTGCAGCAGCATCGAGTTTTGCGTTTTTAGTTTCTGCTATTTGTAAATTTTGTGTTTTAGATAAATTTTCTCGATAGGCTGTAGTAGCAGTATAATACAGTGCATTAAATTCTATTGTAAAATCAAGCACATCATTATTTTTTCCTGTATACCAATAGTTGTGTATTTTACAAGGCTCGGTCCATGTTCCTTGCGGGCCTTCGCGTGTTTTTGTATTATACACTGTGTAGGGTAAGATGTGATAGGTAACTTCTCTTGCCCAAGATTCACGTGCGTCATTGTATTTGCCTAACTTTATAGTCGGCACAACTTTATACCATTTTAGAGGTATATTAGCCTGTTCTTCAAGATATTTTTTGTATGCAACATCATCACCATTAAATGTTGACACTGGTCGTACTTGTCCTTGTAAATATTTGGTATGCCGCATGGCAAATGCAATAACCTGATCTATACTTGTACCCGCATTAATTGAAAGTACCCGAACACTATGGTCTAGATTTCCTGGAGTACCTCTAATAGACATACCATTTTCTTCGCTGGCCATCGCAGTATGCGCTGTACTCAATGTCTCTACACTAAGATTAAACTGGCCACCATCATCCTTAAGAATATCTGGATGAATTATAAATTTATATTTGTCTGCTATTTCTGTATTATCTCTAGCAGCCAAATCTGCATAATAAGCATCTAATGCTGCAGGATATGATTTTACTTTATATACTGCATCTTTACCTAGTATAACATTAGTGGTTTGGTCGCTTACTAGCAAGGACGGGGCATAGGTTAATTGTCCATCTGGTCCTATTAGATTACCTGTACTTCCAGCTATAGTAGCCACTCCTCGGCCATTGGCTCCGGCAGTTGGCGCCGCACGTAGAATAGTTGGTCTCTCCCTACTTGCTTTTAACTGGGCTGCCATAATTTCTTCAGTGTTGCTTTTTAAAAAACTTTCTAATGTGCCGGCCGTGACTTCGATGAGTACCGGTGTACCAACAGTTGATAAATCGTAAGCTGAATGACTATACGGACAGGCTTCTATTTCATATTCGGCGCCTTTGGGCGAGGCTTTTATATCCAGTTTTAACAAACGTATAGGTATGCGTTTGGTTAGATCGGGAATAATTCCAACAATTTCGCCAGCGTCATTTGTGCCAAAAAAATCAATCTGTAATAGATATGGCTGTGCTATATAATTAGGAGATTTAATCTCAGTGCTAAGATCAATGATTCGATTTAATAATGTAACTCCGTAGGGTTCGATGATTGAAAATTTAAGATTTATTGCGTTGGTAGAACGTGAGCGATCATTCAATCCAATCACTGTGGTCATGTTAAGATTTTCAAAGTAAAAATCTTCAGCAAAGAATGGAGCACGTTTGAACATCGATGCCCCTTCGTCGTTATTGTATCTACCAGCACTGGCTATGATAACCCGATTTGATTTATAATTTTTAACGTCAGCCACTATATCATTGTATTCGTCAACAGTCAACAATGCCAAACTTAATCCATATGTGTACGATGGATAAGCTAATAAAGGATTAGGTATTGGATCTTTTCTCTTTTTATTATTTGCTGTAGGTGCTTTTGCTGGTTCACCGCTGGTAACTTCAGATGCAGTTGATGTAGCATCAGCAACAGTGGCCGGCGAGTTATTTGCTATTCTTGCATCTTCAGTTTTTGAAACCACAGGCACTCTCGATAGTGCTTCGTTTTGCTGTGCTCTGAGTTTCTCAAATTCATTTTGGAATTGTGTTTGATTTATTTTTCCACTTTTTAAATCATTTGCTAGATTAACCTGATATTGCGTGTACTGCTGATTAATACGATCAGCTGAACCGGCTGCAGGTGGAGGAGTAGATGCTAGTTTATTTGCCGCAGTATCTTGAGTCGGTGCTTGTTCTTTTAATAATTGTGCATTTATTTTTGCGATTCCGGCTTGAAATTGTGCCTGTGTTATAGTGCCGGCAGACAAATCATTTACTAATTTAAGTTGAGCTTGCTGAGCTAGTTCAGCTTTTGTAAGTGCCATTTACTATAATCCCAATGCCGCAATGATTGTTTCTTTTTTAGGAATGAATATTGTTGTACCTGGTAAGAAATCAAATACTGGATCTTGTATAGTATTTGGATTACGCATAGCAAATACCCACCACAATGCACTATCTCCATATAAGTCATAGGCTAATAAATCTGGGCGATATTTGTAGGTTGCGGCAATTCTATATACTACATCAGCTGCTAGTGCCGGAATATCTCTAAACGTTGTAACATCTAAAAAGAATCCGTATGTTTCTGTTTTATTGTACGGACTTGTTTGACTGTATATGACTGCTGACATTATAGGAATCCTCCTGTAGTTGCAGTTTGTATTAGTCTGCCCGCAGCAAATGAATCAAGATTAAAATTATCGTGTAGATTTTTGCGGCTGTATATTGGTTTAAGCGTGATCTGTATAGTGCTTACCGCCGGCACTCGTGTTGATGATGTTACTGTCTTGTAAGATGATACCATTGTTTCTGCTGTGGCTTTTTTACTGCCCCATTGTGGCTGATATTTCATACCGTCATTATCCAGTGTGTTTACCACGCTCATTGGTGTTGTTGGTGCAGCCAATGATTCTGTTAAAGTTGTAGTTTCTACTGGTATTTGTATATAGTCTACTTCATTTGGCATAGTATGTGTAAAGTTAGTTATCACACATGGTACATGAGGGAAATAGTGACTACCATAGCCGTCTAAAAATACCAGCGGCGGTGGGTTACCTGCATTTGCGCCTTGACCAAAAAACATTTTGGTAGCTGATCTAAAAAAGTAGATAGCTGCTAGTAAATATTTGCCTTCGTCAATGCCTTGTACTGTAAATTCACCGCCAATGGTAATGTCACTTACTTCACTGTTAGTGTAAAATTGTTGCGAGTAGTTGCTGTGTACTGGTGTAGTCGAGCTATAATTGGCCACATGCGATACTGTTATAGTTGGTGTATATGGAAATATAACTCCGTTTGTTTCTTTCAATGGAGCCATGAGATTATTTGGGTTTACTCCACTGGCTTTGTAAAATATAGTTGCTTTATCAGCTAAACTTATACGTACTCGCCAATCATCATCCGATGCTCCTCCACCGGTATTTGCATCTTGTATTGCAATTGATGGTTCATTTTTTGTGCCGGCTTCTGCTGCATTATCAGGTAATAAACTTCTTCTAGCATCTTCCGATTCATACGAAGCAACATCCTTCGATGGGTCATAACCGCCGGTACCACTTTCTTCAATCTGGTCACCATAAAAGCCGCCTCTAAAATCAGCACCTTGATTATAATTTTCAGTTATAGCTGCACGGCCGCCAATTGAATCTGTTCCTGTTAAATAGGCACTAGGGTTGCTAGGATTATAGCCGCCGCCACTGCTTAGTGTCTGTTCACCATTATACCCGCCAGCAAAACTAGGTGCATAAGCACCGGTGTAATTTTGCGGAGCATACGGGTCATATCCACCGTTAGTAGATTCAACTTGTCCCGGTACATATCCGCCTCTATTGTCGTATACGGGTGCATCTGTAGGATTTAGAGCCATAATAAAACCTCTGTGTTATAGTGTATTTATTACCGGAGAAATAGTAGCAGTTAAAGATTAACCGCATAAATAGGTTGTATAGTGCAATGCTATTATGTTATACTAATTAAAAGGAACCAAACACTGTGGCTCGTAAAATTAATTATCTCAACAACAAAGATATACTAAAAGAAATAGCAAAAAGTAAATTAGCATACTGTAGTTTCGTTAATAAAGAAGTAACTATATACGATGCTATTGTATCAAATGTAAGTGCAATAAACAAAAAATCCGTGGCAGACGCAAGGGCAACACGTGCAACTAGACTAGCTAAAGAAGCACAAGAAGCCGAACTAGCATTAGGCAATAAACGCAAACTAGATGAATTTGCAATCCCTGTAGAAAATATTCCAGTCACTGACATTGTATTCCGTGTCATGACCTGGGAGCATATACCCATTGACGAAGTTAAACAGAAAAAATCTGACGCCAAGGCGCAAGAAGCCTACGATGAAGATTTATTCGAAACTGAGTATGATGAACCAGCAGTTAAGGTTAAAGGTGCTACCAAGTACGTTAAACTAAATTTTCCTCCATTCTTTCACTATTCAGTAACAGAAGAACTAACTCCGATTATTGTAGGCAAGAGTCACTGGAAAGGCGATTTAGAAACTGGCATTTTCAGTAGAGACCATGGGCAGATGACTCCAAAACTAGCGCACATGTTTGTTAAACTATGCGAACGTTATGCTACACGTAGCAACTGGCGTGGTTATACTTATAACGATGAAATGCGCAGTCAAGCATTGCTACAGTTAAGTCAAATTGGTCTACAATTTGATGAAAGCAAATCAGACAATCCCTTTGCCTATTACACAGCGGCTATCACCAACAGCTTCACCCGTGTTCTTAACATTGAAAAGCGCAATCAAAACATCCGTGATGACATCTTGGAAATGAACAACTACGCACCTAGCTACACTCGTCAAAATCAAGGTGGCGGATCATGGGGTGGCGGTGGTGGACACGGTGCAGACGAGTAATTTGGCTACATTCTATTAGACTTCACAGGGTTAAGTAGTATATACTAATTATATGGCAAATTTATTTAAAAAAGCGGCAGTTCTGACAGACATACATTTTGGCCTAAAGTCAAATAGTCAAACACACAACGACGATTGTTTAAACTTTGTTAAGTGGTTTATTAGCAAAGCTAAAGAAGAAGATTGTGATGTTTGCTTTATGTTAGGTGACTGGCATAACAACAGAGCGGCAATTAATATTATCACGCTAAACTATAGCTTACAAGCTCTCGAGTTACTAGGCCGGGCGTTTGAGCGTGTTATATTCATACCGGGCAATCATGATTTATATTATCGTGATAAACGTGATATACAGTCAGCTGAGTGGGCTAGACATATTCCTAATATCGAAATCATCAATGATTTCTACCAAGAAGGTGATGTTAGTATTGTCCCGTGGTTAGTAGGTGACGATCATAAGAAAATACAAAAGATTAATGCCAAGTATATGTTTGGTCACTTTGAACTGCCGGGCTATTACATGAACGCAATGGTACAGATGCCAGAGCATGGCGAGATTAGACGTGAGGATTTTGGGCATATCGATCATGTCTACAGTGGGCACTTTCATAAACGTCAAACTGGTAAGAACATTACTTATGTTGGCAATGCATTCCCGCATAACTATGCCGACGCCGGCGACGATGAGCGTGGCATGATGATACTATCCTGGGGTGAAGAGCCGACATTTCATGCATGGCCCGATCAACCCAAGTATCGTGTATATACTTTAAGCGGTATTTTACAGAATCCAGATACTTTGTTACAAAAGGGTATGCACTGTCGTGTAAATATCGATGTAGATATTTCATACGAAGAAGCAACCTTCATTAAAGAAACATTTGTGGGCACATATAATCTACGTGAACTTACTCTAATACCAGTCAAGCATACTGATGTCGGCACAGATATTATGTTAGGCAATATTCAATTTGAAAGTATTGATACCATTGTAACTAGTCAACTAACAGCTATTAACAGTGATCACTACAATCCAGCATTGTTATTAGACATCTACAGGAATCTATGAGTTGGAGATCAATTCAATTAGGGGAAAGATTATGCGACCAAGATCAACTAATAATAAATTTATTTCAAGGGCGTACAGTAAACTATATTGGCAACGATGATGAATTTTCAAAAAATTTAAATTTAGATCCTGCTTCGAAAAATATTATTGCTATTTTTAATCATGCTGGTTGGTTAAGTGATTTATTAAAATTCATCGAAAGTTCCATAAAAGATGCCGATGAATTTTATATAGGAATTAACAGATACACAATATTAGGAAACGACATCGATATAATGTTTGCAGATGGTAATAGTAGCACACTGATTGACTTTATTTTGCAGTACACAGATTCTTTGGGATTTTCTATTAGCAAATCCGGATCATTTGATCAAGACCAAGGAAGGTATTTTAATTTTGTACAACCGATAACCTGGGTATATGGAACAAACAAACGTAACCGATAGTAACCGAATTGCATTTTTTCAGCAAGTATATGCTGTTTCGACTTATTCGCAAAAAGAATTACTCGATATTCAAGAGTACCGAGATAAGAAAATATTAGCCGTCGATTCTTGCGGGTCACACTATGAAAAAATGTTTCCAGAAGTAACCATTACAAAATTTGAACATGTACAAACAGTTAAAGAATATCAGTTACCCCAGGGGTATTTTAATAAATTGTATAATAAGATAGAAAATATAAAAGAAAAAACAAATGTATTGCTGTTAGATCATTGTCCTACTATTTTTAAATACAAAACAGAAATCGAGTTAGCCGATATATTATCTATTATAATTAAAAATACAGATGCCGACTTATGTTTAGTGCGTATCGACACTGTTACGTTGGCTGATAATCGTTTAGTAGATCGTTTTAAAAATCTGTCTTTGATAATACCGGAAAATTATGTAATTAATTATTTTATGTACAACCAAAAAGAACTATCATTTAAACTAACAAAAAAACAAAATTATGCTACCAGTATCTATTGATTTTGTTGCCGGCAGTCACGGACATTTTTTAGAATATGTTTGCAATCGATTTATAGCAAAACAAAACATTGAATTTAGCCCGTTTGATTCGTTGGGTGCCAGTCATGCTATGCCCGCAGAATATCAACAGGAGAAAATATTTAAATGCAATCATTATTCAAATTATCATATACCCACCGAACCTAATGTGGTTAAAATCTCTTTTGATAATAACGATTTATTAGCATTATCTAGTGTTTGCTTTTTACGGGCCGGTAATTCAAATATTGATATCAGTAATCTCGAGTACAATACATACAATAAGTTAAAAGATGGGTTTTTTAAAGAGTTAATTAGCGAAATAACTGTAGCTTATCCTAATCTTGTGCTAAATGAATCTATGCCTAATTGTCCGAGGTACATATTGCGAGAATTTTTTAAATTTGGGTTTAAAGATTCTGTTATTAACGGATTTACAAAGAAATTAAAAGAACTACAGTATAATAACAATATTAATGTTTTTGATTTTAAGTTTAACAATTTTTACAATACCCACCAATTTATAAACAATATTATAGAGATTTCGCATTGGTACGGTGTTACTGTAGACCAAATTAATCAATTAAAAATACTACACGAAGAGTTTTTAAGTAAACAACTATTCAAAGAGCATAAACAACAATGTGATTATATTATTGATATGATTATTAAAAAACAAAACGTTTCTATTAATAATTTAACCATATTTCAAGAGAGCTATATAAATGGTTGTTTGGAAAATTTATATAGCAACGAAATGCCTTTTGTGCAAGAAAAGTATTTTAATTCAACTCAAGATGTAGTATACTACTTAAATACCTCAGGGCTCAGATAAAATGACATTCAAAATAAAAAATCTTACAGTTAAGAACTTCATGAGTGTTGGTAATGCAACGCAGGCAGTGGACTTTGATCGCAATGACCTTACGTTAGTACTTGGTGTTAACGTTGACTTAGGTGGGGATGACAGCGGTGCACGTAATGGTACAGGTAAAACTACTATCATTAATGCCTTGAGCTACAGTTTGTTTGGGCAAGCATTAACTAATATTAAACGTGATAACTTAATTAATAAAACTAACGGTAAGAATATGTTAGTCACAGTTGAGTTCGAGCATAACGGGCAAGATTATAAGATTGAACGTGGCCGTAAACCTAACATAATGAAGTTTTATGTAGGCGATGAAGAAAAAGAAATTACCGATGAAAGTCAAGGCGACAGTAGAGAAACACAGGCTGAGATTGAACGCTTGTTAAGCATGTCGCACAATATGTTCAAACACATTGTTGCACTTAATACATATACTGAACCATTTTTAAGTCTTAAATCTAACGACCAACGTGAGATTATCGAACAACTACTTGGTATTACTGTCTTAAGTGAAAAAGCAGAAAAACTTAAAGAGTTGGGTCGTGCCACTAAGGATGCAATACTGCAAGAAGAGTTCAATATTAAAGCCATAACCGACGCAAATGGCCGTATTCAGGAGCAAATTGACAGCTTAAAACGTCGGCAAACTTTGTGGACTACCAAGCATGCAGACGATACAGTAAAACTACAAAATGCCCTTACAGAACTGCTTAAAATTGATATCGAACAAGAGCTAGCAGCACATACTGCGCTAACTGCTTACAATCAACAGCGCAAAGACCTAGATGATTTATCCAAGGCCATTCTGCGTAGCGAAGCTGACATTGCCCGTGAACAAAAGACTATAGACAAAGTTACTAAAGAAATTGCAGACTTAGAATCACATACCTGTTATGCTTGTGGACAACATTTTCACGATAGTAAGCACGAAGAAGTGTTGGCAGCTAAACGTGCTTCGCTCGAAACTGCTACAAATCAATATCTGTCAGATGAGTCGCAATTACTTGCGCTTACTGGTGCTAAGACAGAAATTGGCATACTTGGTGCGCAACCTCGAGTGTTTTATGACAAGGAAGCTGATGCATTCCATCATAAAGGTTCTATTACCAGCTTAGAAACGCAGTTAGCCGCTAAGTCTGCAGAAGTAGATCCATATGCTGAACAGATTGAAGAAATGACTCAAACTGCCCTAGTTGAAACTGATTATACTACCATGAATGATCTAGTCAAGTTAAAAGAACATCAGGACTTCTTGTTAAAACTATTAACTAACAAAGATAGCTTTATCCGTAAGCGTATCATTGATCAGAACTTGTCGCATTTAAACGCACGATTAAGTCAATACTTGGATCGTATCGGCTTACCACATACGGTGACGTTCTTAAACGATTTAAGTGTTGAGATTACAGAACTTGGGCGTGAGTTAGACTTTGACAACTTATCGCGTGGTGAACGTAACAGGCTTATCTTAAGTTTATCATGGGCTTTCCGTGATGTATGGGAAAGTTTATACAATCCAATTAACTTATTGTTTATCGACGAGCTTATTGACAGTGGTATGGACAGTAGCGGTGTTGAAAGTTCATTGGGCATACTTAAAAAGATGTCACGTGAGCATGAGAAAAGCATTTGGCTTGTTTCACACAAAGATGAACTTGCAGGGCGAGTTAACAATATTATGACTGTAACCAAAGAGAACGGGTTCACATCATATAGTACCGACGTAGAAGTAATATGAAAATTGCAATCACAGGACATAGTCGAGGAATCGGGTTAGCAATAGCTAATCAGTTAAATCAGCATGACATAATTGGCTTAAGTCAAACCAATGGATATGATATTGCTAATATTTCTCAAATTATAAATGCAGTGCGTGATTGTGATGTATTCATTAATAATGCGTATTGTGATTATTATCAGACTGAATTACTCTCAGCATTATATTTAGAATGGCAAGATCTTAATAAGATTATTGTTAATATCGGCAGTACCAGTACTGCATACCCGCGCACCGAAGCTGCATTAAATGATCTACCTTGGCCGTATAGAGATCATAAGATAAGTTTAGAAAAAGAATTTAGAAAATTAGCATGGCAAGGCGCTAACTGTAGACTTGCATTGATAAATCCCGGCGCAATAGATACCGATATGATGCGAGCACAAAACTGTATTAAATTAAATCCTATAGAAATTGCCAAAGCTGTAGAAATAGTATTAACTAATCCTTATATTAAAGAGATGACAGTTTATGCAAAATAAGTATGGATTTCAGTTATACCATTGGCATCTTGAACCAAGTAGTCGTTGTACATTACGTTGTCCTCGCTGTCCTCGTGAAGAAATGGGCGGTGATATACCATGGCTTAATAAAGATATCACTTTAGAATTATTTAAAAAAACATTTACAGAAGAATTACTTAAAACACAGGTTAAACGTATTACTATGTGCGGTGATGTCGGCGATCCAATTTATTGCCATGACTATTTAGATATATGTGAATATATTAAAACTACTAACCCTGATATACATATCTATACTATCACTAATGGCAGTTATAAAAAACAAGATTGGTGGGAACGCTTTGGTAATATATTAAATGAACGTGACACTGTAGCATTTAGTATCGACGGATACGATAACGATAGTAACAATTTATATAGAGTCAATAGTAACTGGGACAGTATAATTACCGGTGTAACTACGTTAACTAAATTAAAAAGAGCTTATGTAACCTGGGCTGTAATTGTATTTGCATTTAATCAAGATCAGCTAAAACTAATAGAAAATATAGCACGTGACGCAGGATGCGATAGTTTACAGGTTACTAAAAGTATAAAGTTTGGTAGTCGATTTAATAGTTACAATACAACAGATAGCACAGACGAATTAGAACCGAGGCCGGAGTTTGTTAGTCAAAGTGGTCGTTACGAAAGATATAGTGTTCAATTAAGTAATCGTCGATTTGATAATGCTGACTATATGCAGACTAATTTAATACAGTGGAAGAATACAGTTAATACCTATAAAGATGATTATGTAATTCCACTTTGTTTAATTGGTAATCGTGGATTGTACCTAAATGCGGCTGGTCAATTATACCCATGCAGTTGGGTAGCGGCTCCTCACAAAGGTAGACATAGTCCTATTACAAATAAAACATTGAAATTAGAAGACAGCTTGTTTAGGAAACACGAAGACTTATTTAATCTGCATACTAGGTCATTAGAGGAAGTATTAAATGACCCAGTCTGGGAAAAGTTATTTGATAGTTGGCACAAAAAAGAAGATGCATTTATTGAATGTGAAGAAAAATGCAATAACTGTGCAGTCAGTCAAGAAAATTACAGTGTAGGATATTTAACAAATTAATTTGCCACCCACTACAAGGCGGTTAAATACACATAACAACAAGGAGAAGTAAACATGTCAATTCATGAAGATATTTTAGCAGCAGTAGAATTATACGTATCAGAATCAGAGAAATTTGAAGTTAAGGGTGTTAAGGCCGCAGCGGCACGTGCTCGTGGTGCATTGGGCGATTTAGGTAAATTAACTAAAGCCCGTCGTGCAGAAATCCAAGAGAAGAAAAATGCAGCGGCTGCAAAATAAATAACGTATGACATACGACTTTCCCTGGATCTATAATGGTACACCTTTTGATTCAGGGGATATCGGTGAATACTATGGTTTCATTTATAGAATAACCAATCTTACTAACGGCTACGATTATGTGGGCCGTAAGTATTTCAAAACTATTAAGAAAAGACCACCACTAAAAGGCAAGAAGAACAAACGTCTAGAAACAATCGAAACTGATTGGAAAGACTACTGGGGTTCGTCAAGTCGATTAGTAGCAGATATATTAGAATTAGGCAAAGAACAGTTTACTCGCGAAATTATACACTTGTGTAAGAGTCGCGGTGAAACAAATTACATGGAAGCGTACTATCAATTTACAGAAGGTGTACTGTTGAAGGAAAATAACTACAACGGTATCATACAAATTAAACTTGGCAAGGGTTCCGTAAAAGATTTAATAATTAATAAAAACAGTTGACCAACGACACTAAACGTATTACAATAAACACACAGCTCCTAGACACCAAGTCACTCTCATAGAAACAAATTCCAACTCCGTAGTAAAGTAGTAAATGTTTTAACAGCCCTATTGCAGATTAAGTTCTGTATTCAGAGGAGATCGTGCTCGCGTAATGGCCGCACGTGGAACGTGTAGACTAGACTACACACTGAATGGCAACTGGTATTGTGCTATAAAAAGCGAATCAACAATATAAAAATTAGGTGTAAAAACCGAATGATTTGGGCACTGTGAAAAAGATACAACCCATATGATGACATAGTTTGGCTAACTACGGATTATGCATCAACCGTCGTAAGAAGCAAGAGTAGGGAGTACAGGGCGACCGCTTCCGTGTAAATGAATATAATCTCTTTTAGTTAGTATGATGAAGCACTCGGATGAAGTCGCTCTGTTTTACTTTGCCTTTAGTGGGTGAAGTATGACTATAATCTGGATGAAGCAGTTTTAAAGTCAAAAGCATTACAGTACATATCAAAGTAAATTAGATTAATTAGATTAGAAAAAAAGGCATGAGCGCAAGCGAAATGCGAATGTCTATAGACATTCTTTAAATGTACTTAAATGTCTTTTGCTCTTATAATGACTTTGGTACGGGTATTGCATATTTGGCTTTACGTGCGTCTGATATTGCTTTTTTATGTGCTTCTGTTTTTGGTTTACGCATCTTCTGTTTTGTTTCTTCGCTTTTTGGCGGTAACTTTTTTCCTTTATTAATCGCAGAAAGTTTAACTTTAGTTTCATCAGACATAACTCTACCTTTATTTGCTGCAGATATTTTTGCTGATATTATATTCTTTTCTTCTTGGGAATATTCTTTCGCTATTCTCCCTTTTTGAGCAATACTCATACGTTCTTTTTGTTCAAGTGTTCTTTTTTTACCTGTACAAGATGCACTGCGTTTATCTATAGTTTCTTGAGATTGTATTCTTCCTTTTCCTGCTGCAGATATTTTAGCTTTTTGTTCTGTAGACATGGTGCGACCTGTAAGTCGTGCAGAATGTATTCTACTAAATTCTTCTTTAAGATTAGCAAATACACGACTGGTAATTTTAGTAATATATCGTTCTTGTTGATGAGTACGTGATACACGCTGCATTCCGTTTAATGCATATATCATTTTTTCACGATTGCTACCTGTTGTTATTTTAATTAACAACCAATGGCATATAAAATGCTCGCGCCCTGACAAATGAACAAGATTATCTTTACTATCTTGTCCTCCGATTGATTTTGGTATGATGTGATGTTTTTCACTGTAAGAAAGCGGTGTTGATCTCAATTGTGCATTACTGACAATTGCATCATACCACCGCTTGTATTTGTTTTCAATAAACATATAAATCTCCTATATGTTTATTTATCTGCTTTACTTAAAAATGTAGATTAGTGTTTTACTAAAAAAAAGGCAGCCCTGACTTCTGGGTCGTTTCCATATTATCTTTAATAATCTTTCCGATAATATCTCTTTCTTGCTGTGTTAAAAACATTGCATCTTCATAACTTAAACCACCACGCATATACCAACACATACGTAATGCTTCTTCTCTGAAGGCTTTTGACTCTTTATCGTAGGAATCAAGCAATTCTACGATGGCATCATTATCTAGGGTCAAAAGCCTCGAGCGAAAAAACTTGCATAGTCAAAATCGATAGCTAATTTAAATTCGTTTGAGCATTCAGTACATACCACATCAACTGGTTTAATACTAATTGCTTTGGCTAATTCTTCGATTGTCTGTTGTATTGTGCGCAACACAGTCGATTCAGAATTTGTATAGTATTCTCTAATAAATTTTGTGTCTGTTACAACATTACCGTCTTCTGTGGTAATTGCGGCTGTGCAATTAGTTATGGTTTCGATGTTTAATTCGACCATTTTACTAATATGTTCAGTGTATTTGACTTTTCTAACTTCTGCATCAAGATCTGGATCTGCTAGAGTTTGAATTAACTTTTCTTCTTCAAACACAGTGTTACCAGATTTGCTAATTTGAGCATAGGTTAATGGTTTAAGGCTGACAGATAATCCATCAGGTAGTTCAACAGTTTTTGAATAATCTGGCATTGATACAGAACCTAACGTAGCAGTTAAGTCTACATCATAATCGTGTTCTGTACCGCATTTTGGACAAGTTGATCCAATAGCCATTGTAGGACCGTAACTAGCAATACGGATAGCAATTAATGTAGTGTCTACATCAACGCTGGGCATATCCCAAGCGTTTTTAATACTTGGACAG